GCAGGAAATAGAACCTGTTCGGCTTGGCTCTCTGGTGGTCCAATCACCCAAAAAATGACCATGAAGCAAAAAAACATGCTCATGATGGCTAAATCAGAATACGAAGAGGACTGATATGGATTGGTTACTATCTTTATTGGGTGATGGAGCAGCAATGGAATCATTTATGCCAAAGCCAGAAGGGTTGTTTGGTAATCTTGAAGGAACACAAGCATTAAATACCATTGATCCAAGCAAAGTTATGGGAAATTTTCCTAACATTGCTGAAATGGGCAAACCTAGCATGATGTCTCAAGTTGGTGACTTTGCTCAAAATAAAATGATGGATATGACAGGTCTTGGAAATTATGGCAAAGCCTATGACGCATTCACTAATCCTAATGCTACATGGCAACAACAGGTTGATTCTTTAATTGACTTACAACCTAAAGAAAAAGAAAAAGACATGAGCGTTATGTCTAATCCTTACATGTCTGCACAACCCTATGTAAGCAGATACTCCACTCCAGATACAAGCGGTGGCATACAAGCAATACTTAACCAAACACAACAACCACTTCCCTACCCAAGAATAAGGTAAATATGGAAAACTTTGATCCTATGCTGATGGGCGAACAAGTTCAGCGTGAGCAAGACGAAGAAGCAATGACTGATGACGAACTCCAAGGAATAGTATCTGGAGAAATCACTGACGCTATCTCTTACATAGACACAGATATTGGTCCTGTTCGTGCTCAAGCCACAGAATACTACTATGGCTCACCCTTTGGTGACGAAGAAGACGGACGCTCCCAAGTCGTATCAATGGATGTCAGAGATACTGTACAGGGTATGCTACCCAGTCTCATGAGAATATTCTTTGGACCTGAGAAAGTCGTGGAGTTTGCTCCCGAAGGACCAGAAGATGTCGATCAAGCACAACAAGCAACAGACTTCATTGATTACGTGTTTAAACGTGAGAATGATGGATTTAAAATCCTACATTCCGTATTTAAAGATGCACTAGTTAGAAAAGCAGGATTCGTTAAGTATTGGTGGGATGAGAGCGTAGAAGTACGAGCAGAGTCTTTCTCTATGCTCGATGAGAATTCCATGCTCATGCTTACCCAAGACCCAGACGTTGAGATCAGTGCGGTTAGAGAATATCCGCTTTCAATTCCTGTTGATCCAACAATTCCTCCTGATCAAATGCCTCCACCAATCATGATTTATGACGTGGAAATTAAGAGAAGAATAAAAAAAGGTCGTGTCAAAGTAGAAGCACTACCTCCAGAAGAATTCTTAATCGACAGACGTGCAAAAAGCATTGATGACGCTACTTTTGTAGCACATAGATCAATGAAAACTGTATCTGAGTTGGTTGCTATGGGATACGAATTTGATGAAGTGTCCGATTTATCTGGAAGTTCCAATGAATTCGATAATAATCAAGAATATTTAGCAAGAAATCCGCTTGCAATTATTCGTGGAGCAGATAATACAGACCCTGCAACACAAAACGTCTTGTACATAGAGTCATACATTAAGGTTGACTACGATGGAGATGGAATTGCTGAACTCAGACGCATTTGTTCGGTTGGAAACTCACATAAAGTCTTAAAGAATCACATTGTTGATGAGCGTCAATTTGCTGATTTTTGTCCTGATCCAGAACCCCACACATTCTTTGGTTTATGCCCTGCAGATGTGGTCATGGATATCCAAAAGATTAAATCTGCTGTTCAACGTGGAATGCTTGACTCATTGGCTCAGTCAATCCACCCAAGAACTGCGATTGTTGAGGGACAAGTCAACATGGATGACGTGCTCAACACCGAAGTTGGAGCAATTATTCGTATGAGGTCGGCTGGAATGGTTCAGCCTTTTAATATTCCTTTTGTTGGTCAAGCTGCATTCCCAATGCTGGAATATTTGGACGATGTTAAACAAAACAGAACAGGAATAAGTAAGGCTGCAAGTGGAATGGATGCAGATGCCCTGCAATCAACAACTAAGGCGGCTGTTTCAGCCACTGTAAACGCAGCACATCAACACATTGAGATGATTGCTCGTATCTTTGCTGAGACAGGCTTAAAACGTCTTTTCAGAGGTATGCTTAAACTTGCTATTGAGAACCAAGACAGACCAAAAATGGTTCGTTTGCGTAATAAATTCGTAGAAGTAGACCCACGTTCATGGAATGTCGGCATGGATATGGTTGTTAACGTGAGTGTGGGTGAAGGAACGATTGAAGACAGAATTAATCTTCTTCAAATGGTTGCAGCCAAACAAGAACAAATCATCCAAACTGGCGGTGCTGATAACCCAGTCGTTACTTTGCCTCAGTACACCAATACTTTATCCAAAATGCTGGAGTTGGCAGGAATTAAAGATACACAAAATTACTTTACTAAATTGCCTGCAGACTTCCAAATGCCTCAGAAAGAACCCAAACTCTCTCCAGAAGAAATGTTGGCTCAAGTACAGGCTCAAAGTATCCAAGCAGATATCCAGAAAAAAGCTGCAGAGTTGGAATTAGAGCGTGAAAAAATGATTCGACTTGATGACAGAGAACGTGATCGTATTGAACAAGACGGATTACTACGAAAGTATGATTTAGAATTGAAATACAATACACAAATTCAAAGTCAAGAGATGGACAACGCTTTGAATAAAGACAGGGAAGCCTTGAGACAAGAAAACGAACAACAAAGACAACAGTTAGAGGCTTATCAGCAAGCGGTCCAACAACAACAAATGATGTAAATGGATGATCTAGAAATAAACCTTCAGCGTGGCGATCAAGCAAAGCGACTCCTAGAGGACGAACTACTTAACGAAATGCTAGGGAAGATAGAAGAAGATTGTTTAGCAGAGATTAGGAAATCTACTCTGCTAGAAGGTGAAGTACGTGAAAAAGCGTATTTGATTTTGAAAACAGTAGACATACTGAGATCAAAACTGCGAAGTGTCATGGATACTGGAAAGATGGCTGAAGTCCAACTGATCAGAAGACGTGGCAGACCACCAAAGAATTCGTAACAAAAGAGGAAGATATGTCCGATAACGCAAACGCAATCGGTTCAATTCAAGAAGCGGCACAAAACTTCGCTAATCTGATAGACCCACAGGTTGACACAGTAAGCGAAGAGCCAATAACTGAGGAGCAATCCGAGGTTGAAACCGAAGAAGAGGAATCTGTCGAAACGCAAGACGAGGCAGAGGAGTCTTCAGAGGAAGTAGAAAGCGAAGAAGAGGAATCAGAGGAAGAGCCTCGTGATGAGAAATTTGTTGTCAAAGTTGATGGCAAAGAACTCGAAGTCACTAAGGACGAACTACTTCGTGGTTACCAACGTGAAGCAGACTACACCCGTAAAACGCAGAAATTAGCAGAAGAACGTAAACAAGTCGATTCTGAATTTCAATCGGTACGGTCAGAGCGTGAACAATACGCTCAAGTTTTAGGTCAATTGCAACAGAAGTTACAGGAACTTCAACCCCAAGAACCCGATTGGGACAAACTAGAGGCTGAAAACCCATCTGAGTATTCCAGACAATGGACTAACCACCAGAGACGTTTACAGCAACAACAGGCTGTTTCACAGGAACAATACAGGTTGGGTCTACTGCAACAAGCAGAACAGAAAAAGCATCTAGATGAGACGCTGAAGATCGAAGCCCAAAGAGTCAAGGAAATGATTCCTGACTGGAAGGACGATAAGAAGTTAAAGTCTGAAAGAGGTGCTGTTTTAGAGTACGGTAAGCAGATAGGCTTTTCAGAGCAGGAACTGAACACAATTACGGATTCAAGAGCGGTCGTTGCCCTTTATAAGGCATGGAAATTTGACCAATTGATGAGTAAAAAACCAGAACTCCAAGCAAAGATTAAAAAAGCCCCGAAACTTCTCGCTCCAAGTTATGCTGGAAACATGAAACCTAAACAGAGTGATATAAATCAAGCACAAAAACGTCTTACACAATCTGGTAGCGTCAAAGACGCAGCCTCCCTTTTCGAAAAATTCATGTAAGGAATTATCATGGCTATAGTAACAAACACATACACCCGATTTGATGCCAAAGGCATTCGGGAAGACCTCTCAAACGTCATCTATCAGATTTCGCCAGAAGAGACACCATTCATGTCTAACGTAGGTCGTGAGAATGTAAAAAATACATTCTTTGAATGGCAAACAGATGACCTCGCAAGTGCATCCACAACAAATGCTCAAATCGAGGGCGATGACATCACTAGTTTTACAGCAGCTACTGCTACAGTGCGTGTTGGTAACTACACACAAATTTCACGCAAAGACGTGATTCTTTCTGGAACTTTGGAAACAGTTGATAAAGCAGGTCGCAGAAGCGAATTGTCATATCAGTTGGCAAAGCGTTCTGCTGAGATCAAGCGTGATATGGAAACAACTTGTTTGGCTAACCAAGCAGCCACAGCAGGCTCAACCTCTGCAGCCCGTAAAACAGGCGGTATGCTGGCTTTCCTAACTACCAATACCTCTAAAGGTACTGGTGGTGGTGATCCTAGCTATACAACTGCTCCTGACGCAGCCCGTACAGATGCAACAACCACTAACTTGCGTTCATTCTCTGAAACATTGTTGAAAGACGTGATTCAGAAAGTATGGACACAAGGTGGCAATCCTAAAGTCGTGATGGCTGGTCCTGTTAACAAACAGAACTTGTCAAAAATGACTGGTATTGCAAATGCTCGTTACAGCGTCAACACTGGTTCTAAGCCAGCAACTTTGATTGGTGCTGCAGACATTTATGTGTCAGACTTTGGTCAAGTAACAATTATTCCGAACCGTTTCCAACGTGATCGTGATGTATATGTGCTTGATCCTGAGTACGCAGCAATTGCTTATCTCCGTCCTTTCCAAACCATTGAATTGGCTAAGACTGGTGACGCAGAGAAGCGCATGTTGTTGGTTGAGTGGGGTCTTAAAGTGAACCAAGAGAAATCTCATGGTTTAGTTGCAGACTTGAACACAACTCTCCAATAAACAACTAAGGGGGCTAATAACCCCCTTTTTTAATATGACCTCAAAACTATTTGATTTTGATCCCATAACTGGGACAAAGAAAATGTGGCACTATGACGCTGAAAAAGATCAGGCGACCATAGAAACCATCGTAGACGCATCTAGCCTTGTAGAAAATAACAAGGTTTTATACAACGAGTCAAAAGATAATTGGCGTGGGGAAATGCACTTAGTTGCCAGTATCCCAGTTGAGTTGTATTACAAGTGGAAAAACGAAGGTAAATTAGATGATCAAAAATTTATTAAAACTTGGTTAAATGACAGCGATAATCGGTTTTTCAGAACTCGTGCAGGAAAAGTCTAATGAATGTAATTGCTCTTTTGATCCCAACTAGGGATTTTGTTAACTCTGGTTTTGCCTATGATTTAGCCCGTTTGGTGGGATATCACGTAGGAACAACTCAGGACAAGGTCGTAATTTATACCAGTTCTGGTACTCTTTTATCGGCTCAAAGGCAAGATTTAGCAAAAGCCAGTGTTGAGGCTGAATGCACTCACTCTTTGTGGCTAGACTCAGATATGCGGTTTCCAAAGGATTTAATAGGAAGACTTCTAAAACACGACATAGGCATAGTTTGCGGTAATTATGCAAAAAGAAGATTTCCTACTGAACCCATAGCGGTCAGAAAAAACGGTAGTGATGAGGATGCAACAAAAATCAATAGGATATATACTGAGCCTACTTCAACAGGATTGGTAGAGGTTGACTACTGTGGCATGGGTGTCATGATGGTCAAAACTGAAGTCTACAAAGCAATGGAATATCCGTGGTTTGCCATTCCGTGGGTTCCAGCAGCACAGGACTACATCGGTGAAGATGTATGGTTCTGTAGACGAGCAAAAGAAAGTGGTTTTCCTACCTTTGTTGACCAAGATGTATCAAAAGAAATAATGCACATTGGCACTTTTGAATACAAACATGAACATACGATAACTTGCAGGGAAATAAATGGCGATTAACACTTACGCTACTTTAAAGACAGCAATTGCTAGTTTCCTAAATCGTGATGATTTAACGACTGCTATTGCTGATTTTATTACTTTATCTGAAGCAAAATTTAACCGTACTTTGCGTGTTCGCCAAATGATTAAACGAGCAACAGCGACTATTGATACTCGTTATTTTGCAATGCCTAGTGACTTTTTAGAAGCAAAGACTTTGTTACTTCAGACTAATCCAAGTACATACGTTGAGTATGCGACTCAGGAATACATTGAGAAAGCCTACCAAGATCAATTTGTTGGTTCTGGTAAACCTCAGTATTTTGGAATTATTGGCACTCAATTCGAAGTTGCTCCTGTACCTGATTCCAGTTACACAGGGGAACTCACCTATTATGGAAAGATTGACTCACTAAGCGACTCAACAACTACAAATTGGTTGCTCACATACGCACCTGACTTGTATTTGTACGGTTCTTTGGTTCAGTCTGCACCTTATTTAATGGATGATGCAAGAATAGCGACATGGGGACAGTTCTATACTTCCGCTATGGACGATATCTTGGTTGCTGATCAACGATCATCTGCTGCTTCAACGCCTATAATCAGGGCAAAATCACTGGGGTAAAACATGTCAACATTTAGCGATTATTCAGAGAATTTAGTTTTAAATTGGTTATTTACAGCCAATACTGCAACTCGTCCAACAGCTTGGTATGTGGGATTATTTACTGCAGCCCCATCTGACTCTGGTGGAGGTACAGAAGTATCAGGAAATGCTTATGCACGTAAGGTAACAGGCACTATGACTGTATCTGGTACTTCTCCTACACTTTGTACCAATAGTGCTGCAATTGAGTTTGCTGCAGCTTCTGGTGGAAATTGGGGAACAATAACTCATGTGGCTATTTTTGATGCGTCAACTGCAGGAAATATGCTTGGATGGGCGGCACTAACTACAAGCAGAACAATTAATGATGGGGATATTTTGCGTATTCCTATTGGTGATTTAGACATTACATTAGTATAAAAAAAGAAAGATGAGATATGCAAATCATCTTTGAAAACTCATACAACTCAATCGTTTTTCGGGATGCTTTAAACTTGCCCGATGACCATACTTTTACCGATGCCGAGTTGGAAGCAATGAAGCAAACAAGGTTTGAAAATTGGGTAAAGGCTATTACGCAACCACCACCAAACTATATGCGTGGTGAGGATGGTGAGGTTCTACATGACGAGGATGGAAACCCCATCCCTGCTGAGTAATGGCGGCAAAGTATTGGTGTTCGGGTGGTACGGGAAATTGGT